TTGCTACAGCAGGCTTAGCAACAGCTTTAGGGGCTTCGTAAGGTACATCTTCTTCAGTATCTTCTACAGGCTTTGCTGCAGCTGCTGGAGTTGTAGCAGCAGCCTCTTGACCGTAGAAGTGTACATTAATAACCTCTTTCAGTTCTTCAGCCGATTTATGATCCAAGAAGGTTTGCAGGTCGTAAATATTGTTGTAAATACCGTTAATTTTTTCTTCATCAAGCCCGTCGATGGTGGCAGGACTGAGAAACTTTGATGCTGTATAAGTAGGGTACTTAGGTGCACCAGGCTTATCAGACACTAGCTCGGCCTTAATGCGTAGATTACAGCCATTCTCACTAAGATCAAAGATCTTAGCACCGTACTCAGCTGCGTCATCGCCACTAATAGCAGACTCAATAATCTTATTGAGCTGACGACCATAACGGAGAACTTTAATAGTACCATTATTCTCGGGGTTCTTAGGATCGCTAACTACATAAACATTAACCATCCAGTTTTCTTTACGCTTAAGATGCTCTTTAGCGCGGTTCTTTTCTTCATCACTACCTTCCCGGAGAATTTTAAAGTAAAGCTCGCTTACAGGGCAACGCTCACCCCAAGTAGACGGGGAAGTTACACTAAAGTACTTACCAGTAGAAATACTATTCCAGCCATGGTGATAGTAATGCAAAAACGTTTCTGCAGGGTTCTTAACGTTAGGAAGCAAACGCACCACGTAAGTAGCAGGCGCCGCAATCTGTAGAATATTCTTATAGCTAGCTCCGTCCCCTTGCTTATTTTTAGCATTTTCGAGCGCGCTCTTAATGCTTTCGAACATATTAGTATTGAATGTAGGTTTCATAATTAGTAGTTTTGAGTGTTTTTAGTTAGTATTTTGAAACCTTCGTCAATTAGGTTCTTCGCTCTAGTAGACATATTCAATCGCAGTTTGAACTTACCGATGCTATTGTGTATGTTTTTTAGGTAAAGCTCCTTATCTTGAAGGTTAAAAGAGTTTATCATACTATCGAAAGAAGGCAACTTAATCAGTACGTAAATATTAATTCGCTTGTTACTGTAGTCAATAATGGGGGTGTATGTATATCCGTTTTTTTCGTAGCAGTATTTTTCAAAAGATATTTTACGTTCTAAACATGTTAACCCGATATGTTTGAGACTTTTTTTGATATCATCAATTTGATTCTGAGTATCCGGGGATTCTTCTAATTTTTGTTTCTGTACTGTAGAATATACTGCAATTGCTTTTTGAGTGGTATAAAACTTTAAAGGGAAATGCTGCTCATCTTTGTATATAAGATAAGGAGCATTAAAAAATTCCTTTACGTCTATCTGTGGAAATTTTTTAAAAAAAAGCTCTAACTTTTTACAAGCTACCCCATCAATTGTAGTATCGAACCCTTCGAAGTCTTTACGAGCACGCCACGGTTTATTCTGTAGCCCTCGCGAAACGCTTAGGTAGGTGTTGTAAATGTAGGGTGCGTTCATTAATCATCATGATTTTAATACCTCTCGTACAACTTTGCTACGGCATAAATTAGAATTATACCTTAAAAACACGATAAAAGCCTCTTTTTCATTATCGATCTGTATCAATTTCATGAATATCTTTTTATAGATATTATTTTTAACTATAAGTGTAAATACGGCAACACTATTTAATTTTTTATTATGCAAAATAGAGCAGAAAGAGCAAAACTTTAAAATTTCATATTCTGTTTCCTCCTTAGTAATACTATCCAAAGGATTATCTACAACAGCTTGTTCTAATGCTCCAATTACTCCAGACATATTATCCTGTAATTGGGGTTAATTGTTTAGCAAAATCCATAAATTTTTCTGAAATTTTGCCGCCTGCTGCGTATTCATGTCCACCACCACCGCATAAATATTCAGCTAGTTTAGCTAAATTTACATTACAGCTTTTCTTTTTTCTAAAAGAAACATGAGAGCTATCCGTATTAACAAAAAATACAATATCTGAATTATAAGTCTTAAGAAGATAATCACAAACATCGTTTACATATTTGGTGCCCATAGTACCGGTAATGAGTAGGTTTTGTTTGCTTATAGGCACATTACCTGAATAAATTTGTAAATTAGATATAGCCGTGTCTCTACCGGTAGTGTATTCTTTTATAATATTATTTTCTTGTAAAGTAAACCCGGTAAAACCATTATAAAAACGCTCTAAAAATTTATAGGTCTTATTTTTACCTAAACTTTTTTGAGAATTAGAAAAAGCACAATTAAGATTATACGACTCGGTTAATTTAAAAGCGTAGCTATCATAGTCATTAGCTAACGCTATTAAATATTTTTGCTCATTGCTTAATGAAGTTAATTTATCTTTAAAGTGTAGATAAAGTAGCTTTGCGCATGAGGTCGTAACCACTACATTAGAAGTAGCGTTTTTATATTTACCCGTATCATGAGTTTCATGGTGATCTATAACTATAGACTTTTTGTTGTCTATTAAGTCAGAACTTGTACTAGTATCTAAATCTAAGAAATATACTGCATCATAATTTTCTATACTATTTTCAGCTGCCCAAACAGTAACTGTTTGAAATTTTATGTCGCCTGGGTTGGCTTTAAAAGCCCAGTGTAAAGTTAGAAGACTAGCTGCCCCGTCAAGATCAGAGTCTGTAAAAACAAATATCTTTTTTGGATCCACTTCTGTATTTAACCGGCTATGAAAGTTTTTCCAGTTTTGCTTCTAAATTGGATATCTCGTTAGAGTCTTCTCCGTTCTTAGTTAATCCTATATAGTCTTTTTCTTCAGAAAGCGAAAGAGTTGTATAATCAATACGCATTGCAGTTGCGCCATGTTTAGGTCCTAAACGGTTCTTGATACCTCCAACCTTAATTATACCTAGCTCTTGATCTCCCTCTTCTTGATGGATAGACCAAACCACATCTGCTGTAAACGCTACACCTAAAGATTCTGATACGGTATCTAAGCTTGGATTCTCCATACCTTCTCTATTAGTCTGTATAGCGCTTACTACAGGCATATTAAAATAATAAGATAGTGCTCTTAGTTCTTCTGCTGCTGCCTTGCCTTGAGCATATGAATTATCTCCGTCATTGGATTTGATAAGCCCTAAATAATCAATTACTAGTACTTCAGGCTTTATACCTGCTTTTACAAGAGACTCTATATATGCCTTAATACCTCCAACTGTAATGCTTTTAGGAGGAAACTCTTTAATAATAAGTTTGCGCTTATGAGTATCTACGTTTTCTTTAAAAAACGTTTCCAGAGAAGATGTCTGCTCTTGTATATTATTAATTGGTATTTTTGAAAGATGACTACTGATTCTCTTTGCGTACATCATTTCAGGCATTTCTAAAGAAATAAGTACTGTAGTTAATCCTCTTTGGGCCATATTACTAGCTACATTACCTAAGAATATACTCTTACCTACATTGGTAGGCCCTAAGAATAAATAAAGTGCCCGGCCGTTTTTCATTAAGCCACCACCAATTTTACTATCTATAAAATTCCAACCAGTAGGTATTACCTCGTTTTGTACGCTTAGTTCTCTAATTACTTTTTCATAGTCTCCGTAAAAATCTAACCCGATATCATTTACTAAAGTAATATTACAGGCTCGTTCAAACCAACTTAAAAATTTACTATAATCTGAACGTTCGTTGGTTACATCGTCTACTATTTTGAGTACTGTATTGTAAACAGCTCTTTCTTTAAAGAATATTTCAGTGTTAGCAATAAGCTCATCTATGTTAACACTGGTATCATATTGTTTGTAGGTTGTTACTGTTTCTTTAAAGAGCTTGAGATCTTCCTCTTTTGACAAATAGGTCTTAATCTCGGTAAGCGTTGGCAAAGATCTACGCTTACCGAAGAAATCCTTAATAATAGTGATTACTAGTTTATTACCCGCGTTTTTAAAATTTTCTGGATTAAGGTGATCAAAAACTAAAGATGCATAGTACGAATTAGTTAAGCACTGACATGCTACAATGTTCTCAAAAAAATCAGTATTAACCCGAAGTTTTTCTTTCTTCATAACATTATTATAATGTATAAACTAAAAAAGCTAAGGTTGCCCTTAGCTTTTATTTTTAGTTTTCTGTAGGTTCAGCCTCTAACTCAGGCTCTTCAGCTAGAGTAGTACCATAACATACTTTCTCTTTAAGAACCTTTTCAAGTGCAGGCAATAACGTCTTATCCCATAGCTCAGTATCATTCTCCCAATTTTTTCTATAGCCTAACTTCTGATCTCCAATAGTGTAGGACTTATCTCCTTGCACAACACCCATAGCAATTGCCATATCAGCAAGCCCCGCATAGCGAGTCAAGCCAGTACGGAAATTGTTATAGAGTTCGGCTTTAAGAAATGGAGGCACAAATCGGTTCTTAACAGTCATTGCTGACAACGTAACCCCGCTTACGTTATGCGCTACTCCGATAGCTTCTTGCCCTTCATTCTTATCAATCTTTTCATTACGGGTTGCTAGCTGTACTAGAAGAGAGGCAAGATATACCGGCCCCGAACCACCAGACTGCTTCTTAACCAATTCAGGATAAAGAGAAGTGGGGTTATCGTAGATATGGTTAGTAAACAGAATTGGCACACGAGCTTTAGCTGCCTTAAACGTAAGAGCGCGCATCATAGATTTCATGGCTTTAGCCTTGGTACCCATATCAGCTGCGTCCTTACCTTCAGTCACATCTCGAAGCTCTTTAGCGCTAGCAAGATTACCCAAACTATCAATAGCAACAATTACTTTAAGATTCGGGTCGTTAGCCGCAATAATTTTATCAAGAAACGTAGCAATTTGATTGCGACAATCTTCTACAGTCTCAACAGGGTAATATTTAACCCGCGAAGGATCGATACCGACGCCTTCTGCAGACTGTCGATCGACAGCTGCTTCGGTATCCCAAATAGCAGCAAAATATCCTTTCTTTTGGGCATTAGCGATAATTTTATTAATGATAAGAGTCTTTCCGGCGCCAGAAGGACCAGAAAAACCAGTTACTCTACCAACAGGTACTCCTTTATAGACCGATCCTGAGAAAATAGCGTTAAGAGCGTAAGATCCAGTATCTATCCAATCACTAACAATAGACAAAGAGTTCTCTTCTGACAGAAGAGATGCATCAGTATTTAAAGCATCTACAGCCTCAAAGATATCCTTGAGGCTGGAAGCTTTAGTTTCTTCGTTGCTGCTTTTACGAGCCATGTTAGTTGTTTTCGTCTGCGTCAAACAGCTTAATAGTAGGGGCTGGCTCGTTCTTAACTACCTTAAACATTTCATTATATTGAAGGATTAGATTAGCTTCAAGATTAAGATTATCAGTAGTTGTAACTGCAGTCTTACTGTATGTCCAGGTAGGGAAAACATCTCTGTCCTTCAAAAACTCTCTAAAGATAACAGGATAAAGCTGTACCTGAAGTTTCTTTTCAGGGGTAGGGCTTACATTAAGAATAGCAGGCTTAGTAACAGTAATACTAGTACCGTTATCAGAAACGAGCGTAGCTACAATAGTACGCTGAATATTATCAAGAAATACAATAATTTTATTGTCCATATAGTTATATTATAATGTTTTTAGTTATTATCAAGTTATTGACGAGGGAACTTAAAATAAGGAGACTTAGGGTTGATAAGATTGCTATCGAGCAAGCTTTTCTTGTTAGCACGAGTAGGTACAATATCCCAACCACCACGACGAGCGTAGAAGCAAGTTACAAGAAGTTCCTTAGGCTGCAATACATCCCAGAGACGCTTATAAGCCGCTTCACAAATTTCTTCATGGAAGTGACATTCATTGCGGAACGAAACAATCCACTTAAGAAGAGAGTTAGCAGTTACTTGCTTCTTACCTTTATAATAGATATAGATATCTCCTGAATCAGGTTGCTTAGTAATCTTACAGTTAGAGCGAAGCAAGGCACTTCTATAATAATGAGACCCAACAGTCTCGTTCTCAAATACTTTTAGTAGATCTGGTGTTTCATTAAACACCTCAAACTTAATATCTTCAGTATCAGCAACCTCTTCGAGAGTTTCCCACGAATGAAGTTTAGTACTGTACTCGTCAAGCCAGGATTGATATTCAGAAGTCAAAGACACAGCAACTTCAGTATTATCAAGTACTTGAGAATATAGCTGCACCTTAACATCAGTCTCGAGAAGTGCGCTAAGGTCTTTTTCTGCGGTAGCCTTAATATTCTTTAGTACTTCCTTAACATTCTTACCCATAGGCTGCATATTAAAACCGTTCCAATAAAGCTTCATCGACTTAGATTCGACAATATACGGGTTAGTAGCAGCATA